TTTGCTGGAGCTAATAGAGGTATTTTGGTTAATGCAAAAGAATTATTTAAAAAAGAGGGTATTGCTAAACGATATGAAGATTATGTAAATCGCAATCAAGACAAGAATTGGACTTCTGAAGAAATGATGTCTAATTTCTTAGCAAATGATGCTGAAGTACAAGCTGTTTATCAAAAAGCATTTAATCAGAAATTAAATGAACTTTTAGTAAATCACTCAGAGAACACTTCAGAGATTAAACATGGTTCATCTTTAAAAGATACTCTTAAATCTCTCAAAGTAAATGATAAAACTATTTCAGGAAAGACTTATAAAGCAATTTCTGATTTAGCTGGTTCAGTATTGTCTGATGATTTGAAAGTATTTACTGATACTGCTGAATTTATTGAAGCAATGCAGAACCAAGGCTATAACACAGATTTTGCTTTAAGTAATAATCCTAATGGTATGTTTGTACCTAATGTTGGTATTTATGTGAACCAGCAATCTCAGGTGGATAGCACTAAAACTCTTATTCATGAAACTATTCATGCAATCATGAATAATTCTTTGGATAGATATTACAGCAATAATATGGAAGGAGTTTCAAAACAAGAACAACAAGTTATTCAAACTCTGGTTCAGAATTTGGAAAGCAATGCTAATAAATTACTTCGTGCATACAATACTGACCCAGTAGTAAATGAGCTTCTTGGTTCAGATTTGAATGCTATGGATTACTTTGCTAATCCTAATACTCCTGCTGCTTTATCTGCTGCTTATCAGAAAGTATTTGGACAAGAAAGTTCTGCTCAAGAGAAATACAACTTTATGCAAGAATTTTTAGCTTATTCTCTTACAGAGGATAAACTACTCTCTCGTATGTTCTATTCCAATAAAGCAGATACCAGTAAAGCAAAAGGTTGGGATTTTATCAGAAGTATCTTTAAACAAATTAAAGATACTTTGGGTAAATTCTTCTTTGGACAAGACCATAATAGTCCATTAGTAGATAAATCCATGTTATTTGATGTTCTTGGTTCAATGACTGCTTTAGCTAATTTTAAAACTCCGAATCAGTCTAATAACCTGAACCAGATAAATTACTCTGCTAATACTGCTAGTTCAAACAATCTAGTACATGAGGGATTATTAAATAGAATTTCAGGAAATATTCAAACTATTGTTGCTTCAAATATCAGTTCATCTCCCGAAGCTCAGTTACTTTATGCTGAAAATGCAATGAGTAACCAATTTAGAAACAATACAATGTTTGATTTAAGAAATACTGGTATCAATGTTACTGCTTTAGAAGAGAGTACTTACAATCAATTAGCTCCTGTGTTTGAAGTAATGTTTAATGGTGGTAATTCTGAATTAAGAACTGAAGCTGATAAAGTATTCAGTCAGATTATTAAATTAATTCAGGATAACACTAATCCATTTACAGCAGAACAATTTAAGTTAATTTTTGGTACTGGTTCAAACTTTAGTCTTGCTAATTCAATGGCAATGATTGCAACGAACCAAGATATTCAAGATAAACTTAAATCTTTACCAAAAGCTAAAAAGAATTTGATTTCTAATTTAGTGGATAAACTCACTAATGTAACTACTTTCTTAGAAGCTAGTAAAGAGATTAGAGACTTTAAAGATAAATCTACTGTGGAAAAAATTGCTTTAGCTTCTTCAGTATCTACCGTTTCTAATCAATTAAATAAAGCATGGCAATTAGACCAAGCTCAAAAAGAATATGCTAAATGGCAAGACCGTAATGATATTCTTGAAGCTGTTAAAGACCATACTGAAAGAATGCACTTACCTAAATCATTTAGCGCAGCAGCAACATTCTTAGTAAATGAGTGGGCTAATACTGCTAATCTGAATGGTTCTGAAGCTGATGTTGATAGTATGGTAGGTAAAGCATTACAACAATTTGCTGATTTATCTTCTATGAGAGCTGGGAGACCTACTTTAATCTCTAAATTATTGAGATTAATTCTTCAAGCTCGTGAACATACTCAGTTTATTTATGATGCTCGTGCTAGATTTGCAGCAACTGTAGAACGTGTTCGTGAAAGAGCTAGAAACATTATTCCTGTAGTAATTGAAAATGCTTTTGGAGAAAATGTATTTAATGAAGAAATGGACAATCATTTAGCTAATGCAGCTATTCCTACTGAATTATTCCATTTATTTGATGGTTCAAATCTGAACCAGATTGGAGAATATTTAACAGATGAGACTAAACGTCAAGATAAAATTGACGATTTAACGAACCAGTTATCTCAATTACTTGGTTCACAGTTTAAACCTAATGATGTACCTAAAGTTCTTAACTGGATTACATGGCAGTCAAAAGGTTTAGGTAGTTTAATGATTAATCGTACTGCTAAATCAGGACATGAAAGTGTATCTCATAATATTCTTCCTAATAGTAGAGCAATTGCAAGTTTGAAATTATTACCAATGAAACATGATTTCAGACCAGAAGCTATTAAAGAACGTATTGATACTCTTGAACCAGTAATTAGACAATTAGTTACTTTGCATTCATTACAGTATGTTGATGAGACTTCTCGTAAAGAAGTAGCTGAATATATTAAAGACTATCCTGAGGGTATGACAGAGTTATTCAATGCCCATAACTCAGTATATGAGAACTACGCTTCCAGCAATAAATACTCTCTTTTGGGAACTCAAGGCTATGTTCATTCTGAAAGCGACCCAAATGTTGATATTCAGATTGTGTACCCACAGACTAAAGAACATACCCGATTGCTGGCTCTGGGATACGCTCAGATTGCAAATCTCAAGGGGACTGGTATGGTAGTACTTCGGACTGATGTAAGCCCTATAAAACGCTTCCAGACGGGCATTCTGGGTAAAACCGAAAGTACCGTGTTTGGGACTTCTCTCCGAACCAATGAAGCTCTTGGTTCATTTGCTGGTCAATGGTCTGGTTCAGAAGATACCAAACAGCATATCAATGCTTTGTTATCTGCTGGTAAGAAAGCAATGTTAGACCCTAATTACTATGAGAACCTTGGTTCAGAGGTAAGTATCCAGCCTGTGATTGATGGTTCAGGAAATGTTAAACATTTCTCTGTGGATTTACCTACTAAGATGAGAAATGATTTAATTAGTACACATGAAGCTGGTATTCAAAGTATTGGTAACTTACATGGACGTATTTCCGAAGAAGTAGTAACGCAAAATATCAATATTGAAAATATTAAGGCATTGAACCAAGCCTATAAAAACTCTATTGATAAGATGAGTTATATTAAGATTGATGGTAAATTGAAACCTAAATCTGATAGTAAAGCTGATAAAGCATTTGCTAAATCAGTAAATGAGTTCTACTGGAGTTTACCTGAAAATACTCGTGATTATATTGAACAGCATGGTTTGTATGTTTACCGAAATGAATTAGACAATGTGATTGGATACCATCAACATTCAATTACTGATATTTATACAGGTAAATCTACTCTTCCTGAACCAGTACAACAAGCTGCTAAAGGTTTGTTTGGTGTATTCGGTTTAGTTGGAATTAAACCTATTAAAGCTGTTTCTACTATTGAACATGGTACTAAAGAGTTTGTCTCTTGGGGTAAAGATATTATTCTGAACAGAAGTTTAGTTGTAGCTGCCCAAAACTTAATTTCCAATGCAATTCATTTAGTATCGGTAGGAGTTAAACCTAAAGATGTAGTGAGATATGCTAAAGAGGGTTTGATTAATGCTCAGAACTATGAAAGAAACTTCACAAGAGCATTGGAATTAGACTATAAATTGAGAAACTCTACTTTGAACCAAGAACAAAAGATGTTAATGGAACAAGAGTATGCTTTTTTAGAAGATAGTTTAGCTAATAATCCTATTGCTCCATTATCAGAAGCTGGATTAATGACAAGTATTGCTGGTGCTGCTGGTTATGAACGGTCATTAGAAGCAATAGCTGATTTTAGTTTAGCTCATAAAGCAGGAAATAAATTAGGGATTAATAAATACCGTAATAAGTTTGATAAAACCAAAGCAGGTAATGTTGTTAATAATATTCTTATTTCCAAAGAGAGTAGAACTCATGAAATTATGACCAAAGCTCTTGACTATGGTGATTTGGTTGCTAAATATGTTCTTTATAAACACTTAACAGAGAATAGAGCATTTAAATCTGAACGTGCAATGAATGTTGTTCGTGAAGAATTTGTGAATTACTCAATGAATAGAGGTGCAGGATTTGATTATCTTAATTCCATTGGAGCTACTTGGTTCGCAAGTTATGCTTTAGGTATTCAGAAAGTAATTTACAAGATGTTGAGAAGAAATCTGTTAAGTACCTTAGCTACTTATTCTGCTGGTTCAGCATTAAAACACATTGAACCAACAGGATTACTAAGTACAGTACCACAACAGAATATGTTTGAAAGGTCTTGGGATTACACTACCAGTCCAACAAATATGTTCAATGCTTTAGATAGTCATTATTTGGATAAATTATTCCATATGATGTTCTGATAGTAATAAAAGAAAGACCCTACTGGAGAAATCCAGTAGGGTTTTGTATTAGGTAGGCAGTTGCTTGTTTCTCAAAAATAGGAAACGTTGGGATACCCAGCCCAACGACATACCTGTCTTTCTCAGTAATTTTACTGGTTCGGTAGCCACAGGTAGAGAATTTTAATCAGGAAAGGATAGGAAAACCTGATTGGGTCGGTAACAACACCATTCTCTAAGGTTTTTACTGAACCCTTTAACAGTTCCACTTTCAACGGAATAATCGGACAGTTTTACCAAGTGCCGTTCTTACACTATGAGATGTCCAGCTCAGTACAGGAGCATTTTGGGTAATGTTGAGGAATTGCTCCTGCTGTCTTATTTAATTTATCTTGGCTGAACCAGCAAAGTAATAGCAAGAACCTTTACTAGCTCAACCCTGATAAATCAGGATACCGCGTCCATAGCTTCATTCAGTAACCCATCAACTAGGTTATTTCCTTCTGAATTGCTATGTCCCTTAACCCAGACCCATTGTATATCATGTTTCTGGTTCAAGTCATCTAATTTTTGCCATAAATCTTGGTTTGCTACTGATTTTTTGTTAGCTGTTTTCCAACCATTGCGTTTCCAGCCTCGTAGCCACTCTGTAATGCCTTTTAGGACGTACTGGCTATCTACGTTCATCTGAACCTTAGAAGGGACTTCTAGGCTCTCCAGAGCGCGAATAGCAGCCATTAATTCCATTTGGTTGTTTGTGGTGTTGTAAGCTACACCAGTTTGGTGTGAAAGCTGTGAACCAGAATTATCAAATACAGCATAAGCCCAAGCTCCGATATTTTCTGTTCCACGTTTATTTCCACGACAGCCACCATCTGAGAAGATTTGATATTTAGGTAATTTCATATTTACTCCAAAAGAAAAGCCCCCACAAAGGGAGCTATTTCTTGATTTGAGTATTAGGCTTCAGCAGCGCTAACAGCAACTTCAGCAGGTTTAGCTACTTGAACAGTACCATCAATCACACCAGCAATCAGAGCTTTTTGTTCTTCAGTCAGATTGTGAATGAATACAATACCTTGACCCAGTACAAATTCTTTATTGAATTGAGCCAAATCTTCAGGAGAAACTTCAGCAACCAAATTAGCTACTTTTTGCAGGAATACAACATCCAATGCACGTTTATCGCCCAATTCATATTGGTTTACTGTTTGGGTAGAAGTTTCCAGACGTTTAGCCCATTCAGGAGCAGTCAGTTCAGCTTTTACACGAACAATTTTACAGAATTTACCAAAAGCATTAGGTGCAGACAGTACACGAGGTGCAGCAGGTTTAGCTTTTTTAGCTTTAGGTTCAGCAGCTTTTTTAGTTTCAGTAGCAGCAACGCTAGAAGGAGTAAGAGTAGTCATAATAAGTTTCCTTGTCAGTTTGAAAAAAGTTGGTTCACATCAATTGATGTGGGTTGAATAATACTTTGACGTAATTCTTTTGTCAAAGGTTTTGGTTGAATAAAAATAGAAGTACTTTGTTTATTAAAGAAATATTTTTTTAAATCATCTAAACCTCCGTCAATTAATAAATGATACTTACCAATATCATTTGGGTTTTTTGGTTCATGTTGAGCCAGTGAATTAAAAAGTCTAAGCTGTTTTTTTATCCATGAATGGGTTCTAGTGTGTAGCTTATAGATGCTGTAAATTAAGAGGTCTGCATCATCTATGTTCACTGATTTAAACAATCCTTGTTTTTTATATCTTTGTTGTAAAGTAAACACAGAGTAGTTATCAAATTCTTGTGCAGGGCATAAGAATACATCCCTACCAAGCATTTTCTCAGATACTTTTGAAAGTTTGAACCATCCGTCTAAATATCCAAGCATACTGAGATGGAAAAATCCCGACATTTCAGGTCTGGAACAAATTACTTGGTTTCCAAATTCCCAAGATGCTAATACAGTATTTTTTCCATTCTTATTATAAATTAAATCAGCCCTCATGGTCATTCTCTTCTGGTTCATCTAATGTACCAAGAATACAACCAATCCAAAGAACTAAAGCCACATACAAAGCTATACCTATAAAGAATACAATTTTATAGGTATAGACAATGAATATGGCTAACAAAGCAACAACGATGAGAAATCTCATCTAAGCCTCCTTATCCAAATAAAGGATTTGTAGGCTTAACTTGTACTACTGTTGTTTTAGAGTTATGAGATACAGGTTGGGCAAATAGATTTTTCAAATCAGATTTAGGCTTCTCTTCTGGTTCTTCTGAACCAGTATCAAAAGGAGCTTCGTCATCTTCATTTAAATCAGGTTCTTGGTCTTGTTTTTGTTCTTGTTCATAAGCAGCTTCATCTTCTGCTTTATCAACATCATCTAAAACCAAAGGCTCTTCTGTTTCTGGTTCACTAATTTCAATATCTACAGGTTCTTTATGAGTAGCTTCTGTTTGGATAGCTAATTCTTGTTGAGTAGTAAAATCATCAAGCATAGCTTGGTAATCAGAACGAGTTTCAAAGAACTGTTTTACTTTATCTGAACCAGATTGAACCAAGGAACTGATTTGTTCTGTATTACTGTGGTTCACATTAACACGCATCAATTCCAGAATATCACGCATTTGAAGCATCTCTTCTTGTGAATATTCTGGTTCAGATTGTTTAGGTTCTTTGTTTACTGGTTCAGGGGAAGTTTGTGTTTTAGCAAAAGAAACCAATTTAGGTACAAATTCCTCGTAAGACACGTCTTCATACTCAATTTCAATGTTAGCATGATAACCCTCTTCACTACGCATACCTTTAAGGTCAAATGCAGTAAGAGTTATTTTGCTTGAGCTTCGTTTTTGTATAAATTCAGCAAGAGCTTGTTGAATTTCGTTTTGGTTTAATTTGATTTGCATAATTAATCCTTCAATGTTTGTAGGTGAGAAATAACACTATCACAAGCACGTTCTAGTTCTTGTGGACTAATAGTTTCCCACATACCTATAAATTCTGAACCATCATCTAAAAGAGAGATTAACTTAATAGCTTTTGCTACTGGTTCAGAGAATTGTGCTGTGAACTCTTTAATTTTGGTTTGTAATTTATCTGGTTCAAGACATCGGGTAGCATAAACATCTTGGTCAATCCAATAATCACGGAAGATTTCAACATAATGGATTGCTTTATCAATACCAATATTACCTTTATCTTTATCTACACCAATTCGTGTAAGATATTTAACAGCATTACCTAATGCAAAATCCATACCTAAGTCCATAATGTACTGAACAGGTTGGTATTTGTATTTCTGATAATGTGAACCATCAACTTGTTTATTAAGTGCAGTCATATTAACTCCTGAAAGTGGATAAAATAAAAGAACCAGTATTGCTACTGGCTCAACAGGGGAACTATTTTTAAGGTCTCATCCAATTATCAATTATCTGAGTACCTCCTATCCCACGTCCTTTATTGATACTAAAACGATATAATGGTTTATCCAATGTACGACCTGTGGATAGGATTTTGTCAAAATGGAGATGTTCATGACAATCACGCACTAAGGACTGATTGTCTTTAAATACGGAACTTCTACCAATGTAATCTTCAGGATGCCCAATAATAAGGATAGTATATCCCTTATCACGACACAAATTAAGCAAAGTATCTGTAATTTGTCTTTGTTCTTCTTTTGTATTTTCTAAACCTAATTCAGCAATCATTCTTGAGTATGTATCAATAACAATTACTTCATTATCTAAATCTTCAACTTCTCCATTTAAAAATCCTTTAAGTAAATTTTTATCAGAAGTCATACCTAAATAAGGAAATTGTAATAAAGCTGGGTCTTCATCAAGATTAAATACAAAAGGTTTTACTTGTTCTTGGTTCAGAAACTTTAAAATACTAAAACTCTTGCCAGTAGCAGGTAATCCTGTAACTAAAGTAAGAGAATGTTTGGGAATGATATTCCCAATACGAGTGTAATTGAGAATTTTCATAATAGATGCCTGTGGGATTGCTAACATAGAGAAGTTCCTAACGTAAGTTATTAAGAATTATAGAAGACATCTCCTTACAGGTAAGTTGTGTAAAGAAATGTAAGCTACGCTTCGTTTGCTTTGCCATTGCCTATGGCTTTGCAAGCGCAGCGTAGCTTACCAGAATTTTTTACAAAAGTAAAGTTAATTTTTGTAAATTACTCTTTGGGTTCTTCGGGGTTCTCAATACCTACTTCATCTGAATACATCAATGCTCGTTCTGAGACCGCCTGAGCTGTTACAACAGCATTCATGGCGTTCTGGAGTAGTACCCCCTGCACACCGTCTTGATTGCGTCCTAGGGTCAAATGGAGGCGATTAATGATAGCTCCAAAAAGATAGTTTACTTGAGCAATATCTTGTCGTTCATCTGAACCAAGAGCCTGAGTAAGATACTCTCCCAAAGTTTGGGTTTCTTGGTTCTCAGTTGGTTGTTGTACTTGTTGGTTCATAAGGTTTCCAATCTGTTGTCCAGAAATCGTCTTGAGTAAATGTTAGTTTAGTAACAGTTACACCATCATATTTAAAGAACTCTTGTCCTTTACAGAAAGCATATTGATTGCTGTCCCAAGACATACGAGTGAGTTCTTTACCAGCTTGTAAACCCAATAAAGCAACAGCAAAAGGCATACCGTGTTCTTTACGAGCGCGACAAGCAAGACAATCACATTCATCTTCATCAATATTATCAGGATTATCATCAAGATTAGCTTCCACGAGAGTTACTTTAACATTCCGTTTAGCTGCTGCTTTAATAATGGCTTTTAATTCTTCAGGTAAATCTGAATTATCAATGTCATCAAATTTCTTACTCATTTGTAAGTTCCTTTATGTTTATTTCCATTCTAGGAAATGATTTATCAATACCACCAAATTTAAATGAAATACTGGGTAAATAATCAGAATTATCGTCTAGTAGTTTTCCCTGTTCTGTTAATACATCACAAAAGAATTTATCTACAATACATCCGATATTCATTAAATCCACTTTTCTTTTTGAACCAGTAAACAAAACATACTCAATATGTATTTTGTTAAATTGAGGTAATTTTGATACTGGTTCGGACATTAATTCAGCATAGGCTTTCTTTGCAGTGCCTAAACTAAATCTATTAAAATTTCGGTAGATGTTAAGATTAAGAGAAAAGACCTTTGGTCTTCCCCCTTTATCCCAACCGTATTGAATAGTTAGTGGAGAAATGACTTGAAAGGTCTTATTCATGATTAACCAATATCCAATGGAGTTGTTGAACCCGATGAACCAGAAGCACCAGATACAGGTTTGTACTTATCACGAGTTTGGTTTTTGTTCTTTTCAACCCATTCAGCAGCAAATTTACCTTGGTTCAAACCAGCTTCATATTCATTCATAGTAAGGGGTTGTCCGTCTTTTAGAATGAAAATCTTATCAATCTGGTTCAAAGTAATGCTTTCATTGGTATCAACGTAATTACCTGATTGGTCTTTAGCTTGTTTGTTTTGTTTTACTTTGAGAATACCTAAAGCAAGTTCTTGTTCAAACAATTCAGGTAGTGCTTGTACTTCTGTAGGTACATCGGCACGGTCTTGGAATGACCATACGGGAAGAATACGAGTTTCAGTTTGGCATTGAGAGATTTGTTTATTAGCAGCAGCCATACAGATAGTATTGGCTTGGTTAAAGCCCATCAAGTAATGGTCTTTGCCTTCTTTATCTTTGTAAGTAACAGAACCTTGTTTGTTTGTTACCCAGAAAGTCTCTGTATGGTTGTGTTTTGAACCATCAGATTTGGCAATCTCAAATTTAACTACCAAACCTTTAGCACCACCTTGTGATTGAGTACCATAAGCTTGTTTAATTACTGCACGATACAAACCACTTTCTAATGGTTTTGAACCAAGATAATCGGTTTCTTTTACTACACCCTCTTGAGGGATTTTAAGATTATTAAACATTAATATTTCCTTTGTTGAAATTGAAAAAATGGGTTGATATTTCTACCAACCCGACCGGGGAGAAGAATTGTAACTTAATTCTTTGGTTCGTATCCGTAGAATTGAGTTAGATGGTCAATTAGAAGTTGAGCATCATTGTCCATATAAAGCTGGTTCGGTTGCCAACAGCCCATAGGAGCGCGAATACGGCTATCAGCATACTTCCGAGTAATATCTACCTGAAAGACGTGTTTGTAGCCTACAGCACGGTCTCGGTCTGTAATACGCAAAAGTTCTGGGTCATATTCTAATTCTTCCAATTCTTTGATTGGAGCTTTACGAGCATAAACTACGATACTGAAATATGCTTCAATACCTGTTTTAGCTAAAGCACCTTTAACTGGAATGAAATAACGATATGTACCATCTTCTTTTAATTCAGCAGTATTATGGGCGAGAATAATCCAATTCTTATTAGATTTAGCAATTACTTCTTGCATTAGTCGTTTAAAGAATTGACCATAATCACTCCATGCTCGCATGGTATTAGATGCAGTCAGGACATTCATACTTTCAAACATTTCCATTAAGAAAGTAAGACTATCAATAACGATAGTATGAATATCATCCATTTGTTCTACTTTATTGAATAAAGCAAAAATATCATTTGGATTATTAAGTCCTGATAATAGTTTTTTAAATTTATCTGGGAATGGAAGTGGTTTCATCGCTTCCGTATTGAGGTAAAATACACCTTCAGGGTTACGGAGATTCATCAGACTAGCTGATTTACCTCCTGTACTTTCTCCAGCAATCATTACAAGTAAAGAGTTACTCATTATTAGTTCCTTTCTTTAGAACTGTTTTAAAAATTGTAGATTGTAATTCGTCTTCACTTAAAGGATTAGTTAATTTACTATTAAAGTTATAAACAGCTTGAATAACATCATTAACGTGCATCCCGCCATCTAATAACATTAGAGCAAACTTAATCATTTGGTTATTACGATTACCCATTTGCATTTGTTGAGCAAACCAACGTTCAATATTATCCATTGAACCAAGAGCTTCATGTTGCTTACTAAATTCATTTTCTCTACTGGTTCGGGGAATAAATGGCAAAATATCAAGTAATTTACCACTATTCTTGTAGATAGTAGTGTTTTCAGTACAAGCCCACTTTCTACTACGTTGGAATGTTTGAGTATCCAATTCAAATGGACACCATTTGGCAACATTCTGCATAAATTGTTTGTATTCTGGTTCAGAAAGATTTACTTCATAATTCATAGGTAATATGACCCTAAATCTATCTTTTACTGAACCAGTCTCATCAGGAACTTGATGACGTTTAGTTGTATGAATGATGTACTCATAATCCTGTAACAGATTTTGAGCTTGGTTCAAAGTAATTCCACCATCAACATCAAGTACTACAACATTACAACCTTGAACCATAGTCTCATTAGACCGTTTACCATTTACAGAATGGTGGTTAGTCCAATGATAATCAGCCATCGGTAACAACTTATCAAAAGCTGTATTCCAATCAATTTCAGCATTGATATATCCATCAGCAAAATCCTGTGAATAAGCAATTTTGATTTTACTTAAATCTGTTTCATGTAATCCTTCTCCTGAAATAAATTCAATACCATTATCTCCTAATGACTTTTTAATGAGGATATGATTACTGTATCCCCAAGCAATAGCCATAGAGAGTAATTCATTCTTTTGAGAAATTGTACCTTTGTAATAAGGTAACTCTTCTACCAAATCTACTTGAGTGAATTGTTTACCTCTACCATCAGCAATAAACTTAGCAAGTCGTTCGTAAGGTTTCTCACGTTCTAACATTGCTGTTAATGCTGTTCCTGAATGTTCAGCGAACTTAATTGCTTGGTTCAGATGTATTTTTTCAAGTTCCAGTTTACCCTCTAAGAATGCGTATGCAGCGGCTAATTTAAGTACTTTAAAATATCTGTGTGAAATTTCAGATTTTAGTATTTCCTGATGTTCAGGTAACTCTTCCGCCGCTTTCTCACATTCAATACGATATGCTACAAGTTTAACACCTACATCTTTTGGTACATTAACTGTCATGTTACACAAATTTAAATTAGCTAGTGCTTCAATTTGAGATGAAATGTTAAATAAGTCTTGGTCTTGAGTTTTATTTGCCATCATGTCATATAAATCCTCAGGACTTAAATCTGACATTCTTACGTCTTTTTTACTAAAGGCAAAGAAACAACGTCTGGCATAACCTGTTTCCAATAAACTAAAGAAATCATCTTCAACACTAGAACCGTCCAATAACTTACTTGGAGTACCAAACATAAGAAGATTACTAGGTGTTGAACCAATCAATTCAATATGACGTACATTGTCTTGAGTGGATTTAGTTAATTTATCTTTAACCAAACCTTTATCATACAATTCCAAGAATGTTGTTAATGGTTCAATATTGGATTTTAAATTTGAACCAATTTCATCAATAATAAAATTGATTGAACCAAGTTTCGCAAGCAATAACTTATGACGGAATTGTTTAATAGCTGGACTTGTGGCACTATCAAAGGTAAATTTAAAAGCACCATAAGATTTAAATTCTTTTTCCAACTTCTCATAAGCCTCTTGATGAGATATTCCCAAACTAGCTGCTCGGTTCATTGCTTCACTATCCAATGACAGTTTTACTTTGTTAGGAAAAATATCATGGATGAATTTAACTCGGAATGGTTCAAGAATTTGGTTCTCCAATAAGTTGGTAGAAAATCCCTTCTTTATGTTCTACTTAATGCGTTACTATTAAGTACGTTCTCTTATGAACTGCTGCATATCCCTATGCAGAACAGACTATATCTTTATCTTGACTTTCGTTTACGACATTTAGGGCAAGCTGTACCAATATTATGTAATACATAATCTTTAGTGTAAGAAAACACTCTATTACATCCAGTACATTCAACATCAATACAAATTTTATTGTTTTTTCTGATATTGGATACACCAAGTATTTTCCATTTATCTTTCATTGTTCCGACTAAACTATTTATTTGTAAAACAGCTTTATCGTAATTAACTTTACTGCCCAATTTACCACCTCTTGACTGTGAATTAAATAATCTACCTTGAACCTGAGCGTGTATCATATTTTCACTATGAGTACACCATTCTAAATTCTCAATATGATTATTTAACCCATTATTATCAATGTGGTTTATAAATGGTTTATTTTCTGGATTAGGTATAAAGGCTTCAGCTACTAATCTATGAACTTGAAATCTTTCAGTTACATAATCTTTAGACAAAGTAACTCTTTTATATCCACGTTTTAAAACTGAAGTGTCTGGTTTTAAATCTCTTGGATGGTATTTTTTTACTTTACCATCTTTACCAATAAATTCACGATACTTAGCTCTTACATTTCCATAAGTACTAACTTCGTAATGACCCTCGTATCCTTTAATATCTTTCCAGATTTCCATTGTTATCAACCTTTACCTATTAAAAACCAATATTGTATTATCTTATAGGTAAAGGGTCAAGATAGCACCCATTTCCACTCACTTGAGTGTACGGCTTTCGCCTAGTCGTTGAACGTTCCTGTATTGGCAGGCTTCGCTGCTGATTGTCTGGTCTAGACTTCCCAGCAATTAAAGTGCTTTTATCATACACATCGCTGTGTAAGGCGGCTCAGATTTTATTCCAACCGCTCCCAGATGATGCAAGATTTACACCATAGAAATTAACTGGAATAGTACCAGTAAAGGGAGTATTAACACGAATACCCATTGTAGAAGCTACAAGTGCTACATAAAAATTAGCTTGTAATCTAAAAAAATCACGATTGTAGTTTTGGGTTTTATTTACCAAAATATCTACAATCTTTTCTACGGTAGGGTTGTATTGTAATTGTGATGTATCCATAAATTAACCAATCTCTAAATCTAATTTATCTGGTTCAATGTTATCTGAACCAAGTGAACCAAGAATACCAATATCACAGCATGGACATTTAAAAGGTTTACCTTTATCTACAATAATCTCTCCTGTACCATTATTTTTAGCTCGGTACAAACTAGCTTCATTGTAGTTATCAAAGTTCTTAGTGCTACGTTTACCCTCTTCATATCCATTCTTGTAATATTTGTAAGTAGGCGGAGCTGAATACAAGTCTTCATCAGTACAGCATGGGATACTTGCTAATGGCTCATTCCAATATTTTTTTAACTGGTTCAGCTTATCTTTTACATAAGCCTCGGTATCAGCTAAAGATAGTAACTGAAATGTTTTTCCTGCTGCTCTTGATTTAGGATAATCATCCCGACTAAAAGCATAATTTCTGTTCCAATCAGTAAAAATAAAATTGATGGTACAAGTATCTTTAGTAATGATTTCAGGATTAAGCCATCGGTAAATACTCATTTGTAAGACGTATTTCTTGTCCATCGCTCCAGAAGTCCATGAGAAAGTGCTGGTACTCTTAATATCCTGCACTTCTCCATTTACAACAGCATCAAATTGTCCTGAGATAACAAAATCTCCGATTGATTTGTAAGCTCGTTGTTCTGTGAATATGGCTATATCGCGCTCAGAAAGCGTTTCTTGGTCAGGATTGACCTTTACCCTATCCACGACTTCAGAGGGGCATCCTAGAGCTTCCAGAGCTTGTTTACAACGATTATTAATTGTCCAATCTACTGAGCTGTGAATTGCTACTCCCATACGACTAGGAACTCGGTCTGTGAGGTCTTGCAAGAACAAATCTTGTTCAGCAGGAAGTAGTCTCAATTCTGGTTCAAATTGTTCAGGATACATTGCTCGTCTAGTAGCAATAATGTATCTAGGACTTCTCATAAGAGTTGTTGTTGAAATTTCATTAGCTGTTTTAGCATATTGATATTCATCAGATGCTAACCAAATAGCTAATGGTAAAGGAATATTATGATTATTAGTGAATTTCATTAATATTACTCCGAATTTTTAAAAGGGTTTTCAAAAGGATTTGTATTAAAATCTACTTCATAACCATTTCCCATAATAGTAAGATTACGAAAACGATTTAACAATCCATAAGATGCGTATTTAATGTCTTTATGGATTGTTATTTCTTTAGACACACAGTGATACTTTAAAGCAATTTGAACTTTAGTACGCTCTACTGGTGTAAGTTTTTTCCAAATTACATTAAAGATTTCTTCATCTGTATAATCTACATACTTAATCCGTTCTTTATCATCTAATAGATGTTTACTAATTATCCAATAATATTTAGGAGAAGAATTATCTCCAAAATTAACACTATTTTGTTTTTGAGCTATAGAGGCATAAAAAGATATGCCTATACAAGCTATTTCTCTATCACTCATCAATTAATCCCATTTTAATCATTTCACGATAATCCACATACTGTACTGGATTAGGTAAGATACCTTTTTTAATTGCAACAAAATGCCCAGAACGATACGGATTACGCATATCTGTGGTCTTTTCAATATCTATACCAATAACAATATCTCCTTGGTTCATGAGTTCTTTACATTCATCACATGGTTCTTCAGCAAAACCAATATTTTGACCAGAAACTTTATCCATTTCAGCAGCAGCTTTCTTAGTTAGTTTCTGATTAATCAAAATTACAGGTATTTGTTTTGCACATACAGGACAAATAAGATTTGCCATAACAGGATTAAATGTTTTATCAGACATGATTAAGTCTCCATTGATTTTTGAACCAAGCTAATCAATTCTGGTTCAGTAAGTTTTTCAGGAAGAGTAATAGGATTACTCCAATCGGGGAAAAATAAATCCAATTGCCCTTCTAATCCAACTTGGTCATGTTGAATTACAGGATGGTCTTGCCATTTAGCTTCTTCTGTTACTGCTTGGTTCAACCAAAGGATAGTTTGAATATCATTCCGAACCATGTAATAACAGGCATCATGAATGGCAGCTATTGGGTAAATATCTTCAGTAAGACCTGCTTTATCTATTCGTTTAAGAACAGCATTCATAGCTCGGTTATTTAATAATCCCCAACCTTGACCTAAAGCATTACCAGCAGTTCTACTTTCAGCAGCTTGTTGGTTAGTCAATTTATTAATATCAGCTCCAAGTAACATAGGAGTTCTTACTCGTAATCCAAAAGCTCCAGTTACATAACCATTAACTGTTGCTTCTTTAATTCGTTCTTTAATCCATATATCACTTTCCTTGTAAAGTTCATGGTAACGTTCTTCAATTTGTTTAGCAGTAACTTCATCAAAACCACAATTTTTCATTAAGGTTAAGTAAGTACCACCATAAGTAAGGGCAAAACTCGGTGCTTTACTTTTTTGTCTCCAATCTTTATATTTTTTAGCAATACTATTAATACTTTCTACAGTATCAATAATATCTGGCATATGGTCTTTAAAATAAGCATAAGCTCTTAAACTATGACCATCATAACCATCAATATAAACTTTAAGTTTGTTAGTATCTTTTGTTTTAAGAGCATCAATTCTGTCTTCAAGACTTGCAAAATCTATACCACACATAATAAAGTTAGTATTACTAATAAAACATTTTTTAACTGGTTTAGCAAATCTACTTCCTGTAGCAGGTAATTGTTGAAGATTAATATTAGAACTACTCATTCTTCCAGATACAGTACCGCCAAGATTAAAATATCCTGTAAGCCTTATATTACCAAAATTATCAACACTGGCATTTTTAAACGCTGGAATAAAAGCAGAAAGGATTTTATTAACTTCAGAATATTGAACCAGTGCAGTAAGAATATCCTTTTTCTCTTGGTCTTCTGTATGATTAACAAGGGTTGCAAGAATATCTTTACCTACTGCTACTCTACCAGTATTTGTTGTCTCAATAACTGGTAAACCCATTACTTCATAAACCAAACATTCAATAGCTTGATTTGAACTTGGATTAAATGGTTCTAATACTTCCAAAGCAGTAACTCGTTTTTTCCTGTATTCTGAGTTCTTTTTAGCTGCTAATCTTCCTGCAATTATCATCTCAGTATTTTTGACATAGGGACTGGAATGGATGGTCTGCAAGATTTGCTCTTTTTCTTGGTTCAGTTGGGTTTCCAATTCCAATACCTTTTCTAGGCTCACAGGAAGCCCATTAAGCTGCATTCTGATACAGTCCTGTAGGTAGGGTAGGAAATGGTCTCGGTACACGCTTTCTTGCTCATCTGAGAGCATTTTAGGGTAGTAGGTTTCATACACGAACCAAGTTGAAAGACAGTCCACAAGATTGTATTGAAGTAAATCTTGTAAAGGTACTTTGGTTACGTCTGAAACATCTACAGCCCAATCTCCTGCAAATGGTTGGGCTAATTGTTTTAAGCCTAAGATATTTCCTGCACAGGTATTAGTAGCCAAGTAAGTAATCAACAAAGTATCTTCAAGATTACTACAAAGAGTTTTAATACCTAATACTTGCTGGTTCAGATTAGTAAAATTCTTCTCCATAAATAATTCATAAACCAATACCATAATATCGTAGTTTGCTTTATGGACTATTAATTTGCCTCTGTAATTAGTAAGAAAATCTTTAAGTAATTTACGAATTTCAAAACTATCTGGATGTGCATCTACTGGAAAAGCTAATCCATTATTTTTATCCCAAGCAAAAGCAATGGTATAAATACCAGCTTCTGTTACTTTAAGGGATTTAGCTTCAATATCCATAGTTAAAGCAGGATATTGATGTAAATTCCAAAGAGCTTGTTTAATTTGAACCAAGTCAATAGGATATTGGACAGAATGAATAATGTTGCTTCCTATTTCTTGGTATGAACCAGTACAATCAGAAATAATGGTATCAAAGATTGTTTTGATTTTATTTAAATAAGCTGGTTCATCATATTTAGCTTGGTAGTGTGTAGGAGCATAAAGAATTTTTGCTGATAGTAATTCAGAAGAATAAATATTTCCTAAACAACTATCAGCTTTAGATTGTTTTGTGATTAATTTAAAGTAATCAGCATCAGTAATGATTAAATAATCATACTGGTTCAGAATAGATTGTTCTACTGAAATCCATTCACGTTTCATTGCTGCTGGTGTTGAACCAGATTTATTATAATAAAGCCCTTTTACTTCAAAATTAGAGTATTGTTTAAGGTTTAATTCTTTAGCAACAGAACCGTAAAGTCTAGCTGCATCTCCAATTGATAAATATCCTTTATGAAGTAGAAGGGTCTTTTTCATAATAAAATTCCTTTAAAAGTTATCTAAGAAATCAAGACCATAATAAATATCGGTAAAGTTCATTACTGAATTACGATAATTATGGTCATGGTCAATAATATTAGGGGATTGGTTATCTGGTTTTTTTAATTCTAACCAATTTTCCTGCTCTTCTGTTGGCAATTTTTTCAATAATTCCTCATCTTGCCAAATATAATCAGGAAAGAGTTTAAGGAATAATTGAAGCTGGCAATCAGTATCCAAATTCTTTAAAGCTATTTGAGTACAATACTGCATAGCAGCTCTTACTGCTGATTGATATGTTTGTTGCTGGTTCTGCTTGTATTGC